GGCGGCGGCTGCGCAATGAGGATGCCATCGCCAACCTGGTATGCATAGCCGAACGGCTCACATTCATCTTCCGCATCGAATACCCCGACAACAACGCCATACTGGCGCACCTGCCAAAGGCCGAACGGCGTTTGTGCCTGCACACCGACCCCTTCCACCTGCAACTGCCAATAGCGCGCAAGCTGCGCACCATGAACTATCGCTACGCCCTCGACCTCTGCTTTTGCGCACAGCTGATACCGAAGGTTACGGTGCAGGGCCACGAGTATGCGGGCTACACGGTGAATACGGCCTACGGAAGCCTTACCTGCTCGCTCACAGCCCTGCAATACATCGAGGCGCGCACCTTGCTGGCCGCCAATGGCGACGCACTGCCGTTGCTGGCCGCCATCCTCTACTTCCCAGGCTCATACAACTCTGAAAGGGCGCACGCTTTGGCCGCGGCCTTCGCCTCGTTGCCCCACGCCCTGCTGGCGGCCATTGCACTGAACTTCCAAGCCCTGAACACATACCTCTTCACCCGAACGGAATTCGGCCTGCTCACCCAGTTTGTGGAGAAGCCCGCGCACCCCATCACTACCGATGCAGCCGATGCGCTATACGACCTGTCGGCCGACGGGTTGGGCGATGCCGCTGCCGTGGAACAGATAAACGTGATTACCTACCTGCGCATCTTGCGCAAAAAGACGATAGAGGCGGTGCGCACGCTGCACGGCATGGATTACGATGCGGCCAAGATAAGCACAGAAACGGGACTCCCGATAGGAACGATAAAGGAGATTGTGTGAAATCGTGATCCTCGGACTCCTCGTTCCAGTAGGCCGGCAGGCTCGTCAGACTTCTCGGACCTGTCGGACTGGCCTGTCTAGGCATTTGGCTTAACTCCTTAACTCTTGAAAAAAATGATTGCCGACCTTTTCCTTTACTTCGCCCAGTTCCCCAACAAGCGGGGAGTTCGCGCAATGGCCACCTTGGGCAAGAGCCAGTTTGAAGAATATGCCCAAATGCTCGATGCCATCGATGCCATCGAAGGCGACGGACGCGTGCCGAAGATAGACCATTACGTGTACGGCCAGACGTTCGACGAGCTGAAACAACTTGTGGACACGCTTACGGGTTGTTTCCTCTTTGCCGATTACGGCGAGTTCGAACTTGCCGACGACGGCCGACGCTCTTACCAGTGCACCCAGCGGCTGGCCGTTACCGTGGCCATGAAGCATACCGACCATGCCGATGCGTTGGAACGCGTCATCGTGTCGAACCGTACGCTGCAATTGCTCACCGCCGTGCATGCCTGGATGATGGCCGATGCCGAACGCGGCCGCCTCACGTGGCTCTCGCGCTCGTCGCTGGAACATGCCGAGATTGTGCCTTTCGTGGCCACCGAACTCAAAGCCTCGGGATGGACGCTGATGCTCAATGCAACAGCTCCTGACGCGCTGGGGACGCACGCCCTGAAACGGTCCTTTGAACGGCAGGGATAAAGGCGTAACTTTGCAACACATCAATACCCGAAACAACATGAAGAAACTACCAATGATAGCCATCACATCGCTGCCGCTTTCCATTGTGGCAGACATCGCCCGATACCTGTACCAGGATTGGGAATTCGCCAAGTGGATAGCCATACTTGTGGCCGTAGACACAGTGCTGGGCATAGTGAAGCACTTGATGCACAAGGATGCCTCGAGCGGCTCGTTCTTCTCGAAATTCGGCAAGAAAATTGCCATCTACATCGTACTGCTCATCCTCTCCAACGTTCTCTCCAACTACACCGTGCAAGGCAGCGTGGTGGGAGCAACGCAATGGATAGGCACTTACCTGTGCGTGTTCATGATGGTGCGCGAGGCCTTCTCGTGCGTGGAGAACATCCAAGCCATCTATCCCATACTGCCCCCCTCGTTCGTTAAACGGCTAAAAGACTTCAACGACCGCGGCGAATATACCTCCGAACCCCAATAAACTCCGACAATCATGGCTACACAACAACAGATTGATTTCGCACGCGAGATTTACCAAGCGGCCAAGAAGGCCACCGACATCGCGCCAGAATTCGTTACGGCGCAAGCCATCCTTGAAAGCGGATGGGGAAAGAGTCGTGTGGGGCAGTTCAACCTCTTCGGCATCACGCGCGGTTCTGCATGGAAAGGCCGCACGGTGCTGGTTCTCACCCACGAGTATTTCAATACGCCAAACAGGCAGTTCGCGGCACCAGAACGTATCGTTTCGGTGGCCAAGTGTAAGACTGGCAACCGCTGGTATTACACTGTCTATCGACTTTTCAAAGACTTCGACTCGCTGGAAGAGTGTCTCGAAGAACACACGCGTCTGTTGCAGAAACCTGGTTATGCCGATGCCTGGCCTTATCGTAAGGATGCCATCGAGTTTGCCCGCCGCATCTGCGACGGACACGGCAGCCGATACGCCACCGCTCCGGGATACTTCGCACAGATGGTTGGACTGATTAAGATGGTGAACAGGATATGCGGATAAGTAATGTGATGGTGGCCGTGCTGCTTGCAGGTCACATGCTTGCGCTGGCATCGGCCATAAGCTGGGTATGCCAACTGAAAAGCGAGAACAGCCGACTGCGGCAGAACCAAGCCCTGCTGCTGCGCGGGGAACAGGCGCGCATGGAACGCAGGGTGACCAAAGATGGGCGCAACGCCATGGCCATCGAGGCTCTGACGCTAAGGGTGGGCGAGCTGTCGCGACAGGGCGACTCGCTCTTGCTCGTGGCACGCTCGCTGGGCATACGCAACCGCCGATTGCAAGAACTGGCCCGCACGGCCTACCGCACGCAGACCGTGGTACGCACCATGGTGCGCGACAGCGTAGTCAAAATTGCACCTGGGCGCACCGACACGCTGCCCTGCCTCTCGTATCGCGACCCCTGGCTGTCGTTCGCCGGCTGCCTTCGCGCAGACAGTTTCATAGGCGAGATACATGCGCGCGACACGCTCGACATCGTTGTGCATCGCATACCCCGCCGTTTCCTCTTCTTCCGTTGGGGATGCAAGGCAGTGAAGATGCAGGCCGTGGGGCGAAACCCACACACGCGGCTCACCTACATGCGATATATTCGGTTGGCAGATTAAAAGGTGAAAAAGTGAAAGGGTGGAAAAACGGATAACGCCTACTGTGCATTTGGCTTAACTCCAAACTACTTACTCCTTGACTCCCTTACTCCTCTTCATATACATTTGTTTTCATTGTTTCAGTTAGTAAGATTGTTTAGCATTTAGTTGGGAGGTCGATGCAGTGATGCGTCGGCCTCTGTTGTCTTTGACTATGAAACACTTTCACTGGGCTGTGGAGAATAAATTAAATAACTGTAGTGGAAAATATTTGATGTAATATTTGGTATATTGCAGGTGTTTTTGTAACTTTGCATTGTAATTAGAATAGGGCGGCAACCTATAAGCGGCAAGAGAAAATGAAAACATTAAACGAAATGAGATTATTGGCTAAAAAAGGCCAAACGGAGTTGTTAACGCTTGATAAAGCGAAAAGCTTAAAAGGGAAACGTATCCAAACTATTTGTTTTGGATATGCTGGACAGGATATGACAGACAATTTTTTCGTAGGCGAAGTTGTAAGCGAGTTGGAATATTATCGCAATTTAAAGGAAGATTGTTTTCCAAACAAAAATGGCAACATGAACCGTGCTGAGTATTGGGAGTCGTTTATGACACCAGCACAGCTGGAAGATTGTAGAAAGAAACTACTATTATTGCGAGAGGATGGAAGCTACACATACATATTCCTAGGTGTGGACCATAGTACGTTTGCATGTATAGATGCAGACAGATTCGTTAGTTTTATACGTCTATGAAAACATTATGCTATTCTGTTAGGTTAGAGAGTGTTGTTTCCATATCGGAAAAGGCTCTTAAAGTTCGTGCTTATGACGGCAGTGAAGATGTTCTACCAAAGTCTTGTTTGTTTGGACAGGACTTTGAAGTTCAGAAAAGTGACGCCTATTGGATTGCAGCCTGGATATTACCTAAGAAAAAGCTGCAGTATAGCGTTAAAAAGAAGCGGTGGTTTGATGAAAATCGTAGAATGTTACCAACATACGAGGTTAGTCACCATAAGCCAGCCAAAGTCGAGACTAAGGATGACAACTTTATTGAAGAATTGGCAAGATGAAAGATCGAGAACTTCTACAAGGGCAAATAAAATGCATTAAACACCTTTTAAATTGGAAGGTGGGGGCAATCTTCATGGATGCAGGAACGGGTAAAACCCGTGTCGCCATGGAGATTGTTAATGCGTCCCCATGCGATTGCATCGTGTGGATAGCTCCTCTACGTACAATCGGAACTTTAATAAAGGAAATTGAGAGTTGGGGAGGTCTAGAAAATGTACATTACTTCGGGGTAGAGAGTATTGGCTTGTCGGACAGGGTTTATCTAGAGGTTCATAGTCTGATAAGTGAAAGCCGTACACCGTTTATCGTTATGGACGAGAGTCTAAAAATAAAAAACATGGAGGCAAAAAGAACAAAAAGGCTTCTGTGCATTTCCAAACTAGCTGAATATAAGCTGATTTTAAATGGAACTCCTCTAAGCAAAAATTTACTTGACTTATGGTCCCAGATGGAATTCTTGCACCACCGCATCCTTAACATGGACTATTGTAAGTTCAAAGATACGTTTTGTGATTATACAACTATCACAAAGCGATGCGGAAGAAAGAGTATCATACGTGAATTCATTAACGGCTATGAGAATATAGACTATCTGCATAGCCTTATAGAGCATTATGTCTATAAATGCGACCTGAAACTGAACGTCACCCAACTATACAACAACCTAACGTATCAAGTAGGCGAAGCGGAGAAGGTACTTTATGATGAAATAAAAGAGCGTTTTTTAGATAATGAAATGTTGGAGTATAGAAATAATAACATCTTCCTTGAAATGACGCAAAAGATGCAGCATGCATATTGCTGTACCCTGGACAAATTTACAAAGATAGACGTTCTTTTTACCAGCATACCTGAACGGGAAACGATAATATTTTGTAAGTATGTGATAAGCCGTAGTAAATGCGAGTCGCGATACAAGGATGCCAAGGTTCTCTCTTATCAGAAGGAAGCCTTCGGGTTAAATCTTCAACGCTACAAGTATATGATTTTCTTCGATAAAGTGTGGGACTACGCTCTACGCGTGCAGGCAACACGTCGAACGTATAGAACAGGACAACAGTCTGATTGCGTGTATTTCGACTTAACGGGGAATGTGGGTCTTGAGAATCTGATAGACACCAACATTAAGAAGAAAATTTCCATGACGGAATATTTTAAAAAGAAATCAATAAAAGAAATTAAAGATGCTTTATGAAGAAATTTAATTTAAAACAGGCCAAGGAAGGTGCGAAGGTCTGCACCAAAAGTGGGAAAAGTGTACGGATACTGGCTTTTGATAGAACAAGCCGCTCTTTCCCTCTTGTCGCTCTCATTGAAAACAAAAAAGTCTGTTGTTATACCAATGAGGGAAAATATTATGTTGATAGAGATTCGGAGAATGATTTAAGAATGGCATGACAGTATTTGAAGCAACAATTAAAAGGCTCCATATTATATTTGACAAGTTCAAATATGTATACGTGTCTTTCAGCGGAGGTAAAGACAGTGGTGTCTTACTAGAGCTGTGTGCCATGGTAGCAAAAGAGCGCAACGCGCGATTTGGCATTTTCCACATGGACTACGAGGCTCAATACGCCTTGACGACCGATTATGTCGCACGGACGCTTGACAAATTTAAGAATGTGGCGGATATTTATCACGTGTGCGTGCCATTTAAGGTAACGACGAGTACGAGCATGTTCCAGTCTTATTGGCGGCCATACGAGGCAAGCAAACGTGAGCTTTGGGTAAAGGATATTCCCGGCAATGCGATGACGGATATAGATTTCCCTTTCTTTACTGAAAAAATGTGGGATTATGATTTTCAATACGAGTTCGGAGAATGGATTGCAGAGAGACATGGCAATGCCTGTTGTCTTGTCGGTATAAGAACTGGCGAAAGTATTAATCGATGGCGCGCAGTCCATAGTGAGAGAAACTGCAAAACTTGGAATGGTTACCATTGGACTAATACAGCCAAGAACTGTGTTTCGGCTTATCCCATTCATGATTGGACTGTTGAAGATGTATGGACGGCAAACGCAAAGAATGATTGGGATTACAACAAACTCTACGATTTATTCTATTATGCAGGTGTTCCATTGCATAAACAGCGTGTGGCTTCACCTTTTTTAACCGAAGGCATGGAAGCCTTACGCCTTTATCAGGTGATAGAGCCAGACACGTGGGGGCGGTTTGTTGGGCGTGTTAATGGAGTGAATTTTGCAGGACTCTATGGAGGCACGACGGCTATGGGGTGGAAAAAAATTACCAAGCCACCGCACTTCACATGGGAGCAATATATGTATTTCTTACTTGACACTCTGCCGACAGAGACGAAGCAAAATTATCTTGACAAGTTGGCCACCAGTGTTAAGTTTTGGCGAGAGCGTGGAGGTGTCCTTGATGAAGAAACCATTACAAGGCTCCGCACAGCCGGGGTTAGGGTTGATGTAGGCGACTCAACAAACTATAAGACAACAAAGAAACCTGTCCGTATGGAGTATCAAGAAGACTACGAGGGCAAGAACTTCAAGGATATCCCGACGTATAAGCGTATGTGTATATGTATCATCAAAAACGATCACCTTTGTAAGTACATGGGCTTTTCGCTTACAAAATACGAAATGGAAAGAAGAAAGGCGATACAAGAAAAATATAAGGATTTATGAAATCACCAGTTTATAACGTTATGGCCGTCCCAATAGAAGAGATACAGGCCAACAGTTACAACCCGAATGCTGTTGCACCTCCCGAAATGAGGTTACTGTACGAAAGTATCAAGGAGGATGGATATACGATGCCTATCGTGTGCTACAAACTGCCCAACGGAAAGTACGAGATAGTGGATGGTTACCACCGCTACACCGTGATGCTCACGCACAAAGATATCTACGAACGCGAGGGCGGGAAGCTGCCTGTCGTTGTGATAGACAAAGACGTCAGCAATCGCATGGCGTCGACCATCCGCCACAACCGCGCACGCGGGCAACACTCCATTGAACTTATGATGAACATCGTCGGAGAGTTGAAGAAATCAGGAATGAGTGACGCTTGGATTATGAAGGAAATCGGCATGGACGCCGATGAGCTCCTGCGTTACAAGCAACTATCAGGTTTAGCCGCCTTATTTGAAGACAGAGATTTTACACTTGCAGAAAACGTATAAAATGGATAAGATAGAGAACAGAAAGAATATAGGAAAGAAGATTGCTGCCATCCGAAATGAAAAAGGATGGACGCAAAGGCAACTTGCCGATAAGTGTGGGCTACAACAAAGTCATATCGCACGTATTGAAAAAGGTAAGTACAGTGTAGGGATTGACATCCTGACAACTATAGTATCTGCTTTGGATAAGGAAATTAAGTTTGTAGATAAAATGGTTGAAGAGGGAATAGGATAATTGTTTTTTATTAGGTACGACACAAATAGAGCATCTTGACTATCTCTTTGGGGAAATGATAAACTAAGCTAACGCGCTGAAAACAAACGCTTTATAACTTGCTGTAGTTCTTTTATAGTGTTACCTTAGCAGTACAATAAAGAACAATAAAAAACAGCAAATATGAACGAGCAAATTCAAAACATCCTCAGGGAGAACGGAACCAAAACATCAAAGATTCAAAAGCTGCTTGCGCTTGGATTGACGCGCAGACAGGTAGCAGACCTGGTTGCCAACGGTAATTACGGTTTTGTGCAGAATGTATACAAGCGCATGATGCAAGGTGTGGCCAACGTGGCAGCACAGGCTTCCACCACCATCGCACCACAGATAGACTACACTTTCAACCGCAACTTCGGGGTTGAAATAGAAGCCTACAACTGCACACGTGAACGGCTGGCGCGCGAACTCAACGCAGCAGGGATTAGGGTGCAGGTGGAGGGCTACAACCACACCGACCACGCCGACCATTGGAAACTGGTGACCGACAGCAGCCTCTCGGGCAACAATACCTTCGAGCTGGTTAGCCCCATTCTTCATGGTGAAAGCGGACTCGAGGAGTTGGAAAAAGTATGCTGGGTTCTCGACCTTTGTGACGTCAAGGTGAACGACAGTTGCGGGCTTCACGTTCACATGGAGGCTGCCGAGTTCGACCTCCAAACTTGGAAAAACCTGATTATAACGTACAAGCGGTTGGAAGGCGTCATCGACAACTTCATGCCGCGCAGCCGCCGAAACAACCGCTACTGCAAAGGGCTCTCAGCAATAACCGAAGCGTCCATCAATAGGGCTGCCAACATCGGTCAACTTCGGGCAGCCTTCCAAAACAACCGATACCACAAGATTAACCTCGAGGCTTATGCCCGTCACCGTACGGTAGAGTTCCGCCAGCACGGCGGCTCAACGAACTTCACAAAGATGTCAGCCTGGATTCACTTCCTTGCCAAGATGATTGCTTTCGCAAAACAAGGCGCGGTGCAGGCTGGAACGAACCTCCAAGGCATTCCCTTCCTTACTGAAAGCGAAAAATTATACTTTAAGATAAGAACAAAAAAACTAGCAGCATGACAAAAACA